CCCATCATCACCCAATGTGTCGAGTGCCAGCCCCCAACCCAAGGCTGAAGTGGGTAAAAACGAGAATCGACTATACATTGGTAATGATACTTGTACTCCATTGTCAAAATTAATTGTCCCTATCTGGCATCCCTCAGTTGTACTTGGTCTAGTCAATTGACTCTTGGCAGCTGCACTTCCTCCCGCTGAATACAACGAATCCCATGTTGTCTGCATAAATGGTATAATCCGTGGAAAGCGAATCACGTTTAAACTGCGAGTAAACTGTGACGCTTGAATCGAACCACTAGCTGGATACACAAATTTATAAACATGAGACCCTCTTTCCCCAAGGAACGCCAACCTCAAATAATTGTAAGGAGTCATCTTCGAGAACGTGAATGGGATACGTGTTCCTCCCACAGAGGACTGATGCAAAGACAATCTCGTACTAGAATTATTCAAAACTGAACGAGACCCGCCCACCGTCATCAAATAGTTAGGTTGGCCTGGAAAAGGAGGTCTCCGGGCGTAAAACATAACCGACTCAGTCTTCTGAGAAACAGCAGTGCCCGTGATCTTGCCATCATAAGCCAAATCGGGTATCTGACAGCTCCGATGCAACAACTCACGCAGTGACACTATTTCCTCCCCAAAATAATCTGACCCACTAATCCTCTCAGTTGACAGCGGTGCTGCAAGAAATTTTGACTGAGCCAAGTAGGGTGAATATGGCGAGATCTGTGCCCCAGCCGCTGCATCTTGTGACCCAATCTGGCAGGGACCAGCAAACTGCGCATCCTCCATACGCATGGTCACCAACAAATACACAGTAGACGCAACTGGACCCATCAAAGTATTAGCCACGTGAATATCAATTGCACCATTATGATACTTGTCATCATATGCATAATATCCGAACGTAAAATCATCAGGGCTAGTGATAGGTGGTTTGACCCTCGTCTCATCAGTCCAAGCAAATGGGCTTCCAGACACACGCAAATATGGAGTTGCTGCACACCAAGGCACGCGGATCTCAAGCTCCTTTTCCGTTGTGATATCAATCACCTCCGAATAAACCCCCGCCTCGGGTGGAGAACTTGGGACAGGTTGGCAAGCATCATAATACACTCGTAGCCTGCCCCGATGAAAATTGGAGGCGACTAAACGTATAGTATAAACCATTGTACCCCTCCAATGCGTAAACATTTGTGCCACATAGCAAGCTGGAGTCTGATAAACTTGTTGAATAGATTCCGTCAAAACAGTGCAACCATTGCTCGTAATCGCCTGACGATAAATTTCTGGAGTAACATAAGCCTTGAACACGGATCGTCCCACATCATAATCATTAGTCCAAGGATACACTCCGATTAAAGCGTCTCTTTTACAAATACTATCTATTATCAATTCATCGTCCTCAATGCCTGTATTCCCCGCATAAGATAGTCCACTCTTAGGAGCAACAGCCAATGACGCTATCGGTACGGATATTTCAGTGCTCGCCAAATGAGGGAGTGCAACCGGAGCCACAGCATCCACTGTATCAGTATTTGATGGATTAGACATACCTAATAGTTTCATCAAATTAGCAGATGCTTTGGTCAACTTGCTCGTGTATTCAAAAGCACCACCCAACACGGGCATCGTAGACAAATTCTTAGTAGCTGTTGACACTTCTCCTAGCAGAGCACTTTGAGCAACGAATGACGGCGCTGCTAATTGCACGTCACTCAACCACGCGTACACGGAAATGGTACATCTGCAAGCAGTAGCAGTTTGAGCCATTTTCAATGCCGTAAGTGTTCGCATCCGCAGCGTGCCAAAAAACGCCAAATCATCTGATGTCGCAGCCGAAGATTCCAAATCAAACCACGGTTTCGGATACAAATAGGGGATGTGCAACTCACCACTACTATTATCTTGCGGAAACAACATTATATGTGGTCGAACTGATTCAATCATATTTAACCCAATAGCATCTGTCTGATCGAGCAAAGTATGCGCTCCTGAAAAATTTGTGAGTGGTTTTGGCACTGACTGACTGGGATTTCCCATTGGACACCACGAGACTAACACTGCGCCATAATGAAATGGTGATGCGTTTAAAACGAATTTTAAATTTAAGGTGCATCTCATGCGCCCAAAACCCTTAATCTTCTCCCAAACTCGTGCCACTTTCATGTATTCTTGCAACGGGAAAGATATAACGTCAAATGTGTCTTCTTCATCCCACTCTTGGTTCAAAATCCGCACGGGGCGGCCCAACCATTCTGAGACAACATTAGGCACCTCTTCCATCTTCTTCGCTGCAACCTCTAATGTGGCAACCTGAGCAGGCGCCTCATCATCAAAAGAAATTAAATTATTTTCGGCGGTCAATTTGACCAGACAGGAGCTCGACCAAGCACCCTGCTGGGTTCTATCCTGTAGTACGCCACCCTGAGCCAAATTAGCTCTTCGAGGGATTGCCTCTGGCGGATCTACATACAACCCTCTCACACTTGCCGGATATTCGCTCATGCTAAGTAACTGCTGTACATAGTTTTGAGAATCTTTTTCTGAGATTAAACTCGATTCTCGATACTTGCAAAATTTTTCATACTGCTCTGAGTTGTCATCATATGACGCTTCAAATTCAGCATCGGACAAAAATCCTGCACAGGGCAATTCGATTCGCAAAACTGTACTCAGATATTCTTTGACCGAATTCTGACACTGCTCCTGAATCAAACCACCCTGAATGTGCCCTTCTCTCCATATATCCTTCAAAATTGCCATGGTGTGCTCTCGCTCCGATAGTGTTGACTTCATCCAAATACATCCCAACTTATGAATCGTTGCCACATCGATTGGACAATACATACGGTCTCCACGCAATACAAACCCTCGCTTCAAAAACTGAAGTTCTTCAATCCTATCAAACTGCTTCGATGACGGCTCACTCTTGTCGGCTGGTGTATATTCAACTCCAATCGTCAATAACGCAGCGTGAATGGTTGAATAGTTGAAAGTTACCTTAAATTCTCCCATTACAGCGACAATGTTGTCATCTCCATATGTCATCATTACCACACACTTGAAAAACATCTCGACTTTATGCCCTGTGACTCTCCATGCATACATGATATACAACACGTTGACTGTGCAGTTAGTATGTACAGTCATTGAATTGCCGGATGGATTTGACCCGCATAATTGATAACAATCACCATCCACTTCGCAATCAGGATACACACATGTGTTGGCCCAAACAATAGCTGCAATTCTCTCTTCTTCCGAAAATCGTGAATAACCATTCAATTTTGAAGTCATCACTCCAATAATCACTGAATAGGCAGCTTCCAAAACTCTTGGAGACATCTTCTGATCAAAATTTTTATAATCCCCGGCCAAAATCGAATCCAAACCAAACACTGTGATATACACGTATAATTTTGCCCATATACGGCTAAAACAATTCATCCCTACCGCAGAAAAGAATATAAACGGATTGCGCTGAACCACACGTATGTATGACAAAAACAACATTCTTCCTATCAAAATGCTGTATATACTACCGGCCATAAATAACCTAGGACCACGTGTACGATTCTTGTCCACAGAGATACCCTCATCTTTTTGATTTCCGGAGAATAAAAAGCGTGGCCTTCGCCCCGCACACATTTCGGTATAATACCGCATCGTTCTCTCTTCATATTCCTCATGCAATGTATAAGTTGTATTCACACCGTCATAATCTGTGTACACTAAATTGCGCTTGGCACAGTAGTGGGGATAGCCCGCACTCGTCGATAGCTTCATTTTATCAACGTAAGCAACGCCAGGAACTCCATTTATGGCCGTGTGCAAGTCATATACTTCAAACAATGCTCTCTCAGATTCAGGTAAAGTGGTTAAAATCTGCCTGATATAAGTCTGCACACAATCATTCAAAATGCCCGGATCCAATTCGTTCGATGTACGACCAATATTTCTTAGATGCAATACTTTCGATTTCCAATCAAAAGTCGGAGCAACTTTCATACAAGAAAATCCTCGGGCTTCAAAAAATTCGCGGAAGGGGGTGGATCTAACAGAACTAGTCATTGATTTCCTACCCACATTCGGCAATTTCCCAAGCCAAAATACACCATAACCTGAAATCGCATAATCCGGATCCAGATTTCTGAATCTTTCATGTAATGCACATTGACGAGACATGCTCTCAAATACAACTGGTTTATCATTCTTGTCCAAAATAGGTCCATCGGATTGTTCCACCCCAACGAAACTTATTGTTTCTGCGCTAATGTGCCCTAATTGCGTATCAAAACCAACAACAGAACTACATTTTGTCTGAAGAGCTCTGTGGGCCTTTAATAACCACGTTCTGCCCACAAATGCTGCTTGAACCAAATTCGGATCCTGTTTCCATCTTGCTTGATGCAACCCCAAAATACATATCCCGTGTGGGCCACAACCGATTACCAATCGACCGCAATCCCCGCCTTCCGTGGGAACTCCAACTTTAGCCTCCAAGGACGTGTTACCCGGGTGCATCCAACTATCAGCGGGATGAAGATTATCTAATTCCGTGGCACCCGAAACTTCAGTGCTAGCCAGCGCAAACTTGTACTGAGAAAATAAGGACCAATCATGATTTTCCTCAATAAAATATTCAATCTTGGATGTTCGACTATTCAAAGTATTAACATATATTAAAGCTAAATCTTTGCTAGAGTTTCGAATCACCGCATTTTTATCGAATATCGTCTTTCGTATTTTATTACCTGTATACGGAAACATCAATTGGAAAGAACCACCCTCTCGCCACAACTTGTCTATACAATGATCATTCACTAAAATGCTGTGCCCACATATGGGATAACCATGAAAAGCATCCAATTCGCCAGTTGCATACTCAACTTCAAAAATAATGGTGTCCTTCAAAATGGACTCAAGTGCCTTAGGTTGCGACGCCCCACGAGAACAACTTGTGTTAGTGCCAAATGTATCTGCTAATTCAGAATTCACCACCCACACGTTACGCGGAGGCTCACTACCACCTGGTCCAGGCACTGGATGAGGTTTACCCATTTGTGTCTCAAAAACCGGCTTAGCTGGCAAAATCCCACATTGGCGAGTAGCTAACAATACTCCTGCGATTGCAGCAGCCAATGCTACCAATATCATATTTCTATAAGTAATATGACGACGAATTGCTCGAGACACATATAACAATGTCAAACCACGCCGGACACGGCGATACCCAATTATCATGTATCCAATACTGCGAGTCAACAACATATAAATTCCGTTCACACTAGTGCGCAAAATTGCACCGGGAGTCCAGGTATTTAAAATAGTCCTACAATTCACCTCAAACCATTGTCGCGTTGCCAATAAATGTTGATTCAATATTGCTTCAGAACGTGCACATATATCAGGATAATTATCCGCTACTGCCCGATCGGCAGATGCCTGCAAAGTTTCATTAAGATCCCGATTAATCTGATCAACACTATCTGCAATCAACTGCACTATCAGTGCTCGAATCAATCGCCCAACACAATATAATCCAAATAGACCAAGCAAAACTGGCATATAACCAATTGGCGAATATATCGAACCATCAAATGTATGTCCAGATTGTACCTGCGCAGCCAATAAAGTAGCTTGTAGCACCATGCGTTGCCGTGCTATTATCCGTCTGCCAAAGCCTTGCACCCGTGCCGCCATATGAGTTAGGTGCGCTGCATGTTTAGGACACAAGGGGCAAGGACAGATTTCGCGAGGAGCATGTGTAGCAGGACAAAACTCCACTCTCTGATACTCCATTTCCCGATCTTTGATTTTGCCCTCTGACAATCTGTGATCGGCGTAGGTGGTACCCATCTCATTCATGAGATCATAAAAAGAGTGGAATGTTCTAACCACACGTGGTGCTCCTCCCTGCAAATCCATCAAATCAAATTCCCAAAAGTCAGGGAATAGGAAACTCGAATTTGGACCCAACGCAATGTAATCATTCTCGGATAAATTCTGTGCTCTGAGCTTTCCGCCAACATTAAATCTGCCCGGTTTTAACCGAACACTCAAATAATAATGAAAGCGTCTATAAATTGCATTCGGCGAATTAAAATTTATCGGAACATCCATTGTCAAAGTATTGGTGGTGGCGCACACTGCGCGAATATTGCACACGAATTTGCCCTTCTCTTCATTCAAATTCATATCTGGATTAAAAGGAGAACTATTTAACACATGAATAATATCAGTCAACGACTCGTCTGTCATCTTTGACGTGGGACGAAATGTGGCTACATCATCAATGATCAGCCACAACTTCTCCGAATTAAATCCTGACCAAAATCGGGATCCCGGTGGGCGCCTAAAAACTGAATTTTTGTCAAATTGCAAACCATCTCGATTCGATAACCAACAAAAGATGGCATTCATCAATGTGGTTTTACCAATTCCAGGTGCACCGTGTAACAGAATACCCAAAGGAGGAATCCGCGTGGACCCTGTGTCCGCTCTCGTTCGTAATTCGGTCAAAAAGACACGGAGCTGGTCATACAAAGATTTATACAAACGCAAAGTGTCCTTTGATCCGGTCAACATGCTCAATTGCACCGTTAACTTACTGTATTGAGATATGCAATCGACCAATCTAATTCTGAGAGCCATAGGGTCGATCTTATTACCAGCGGGATCCTCAAACTGATCATTGCCAACAAACCGTTGATGCAATAACAATTCTGATGCTTCCTTTTCCCATGCCTTTATACTCGATGGGATTAAAAAGGGATTTCCACCTGAATAAATAGTCTGCCCTGTAGATAAAATCCAATTACACGATTCGCATATTCCATCAAATAGTGTGGCACATTTCATAAAATCATGATTGCGAATCTCAGTTACCACATCTTCAAATGCACGTATTTCAAAATTCCCTGAACGAATAAATGCGCTAAGAGCCAACAAAGAGGCAACTACTTTTATGACTTTTCCCGAAGTCACACTCTGAGCAGCTTCCCTACCAGATGATATAAAGTTCCGGACAGTGTCAAAGGCCATTCCAAGACCCTCTCCAGCCTGAGCCTCCCACGGAGTAATTTCAGATTTCCAATCTATGGGGGGGGATGCCAATGCACTCCGCTCTTCTCGCTTAAGCCTAGCAGCATTTTCATCCATCTTGCGAATTTCATCCGGGGTATACGTCCCTTTTGCATTTCTTCTAGCAATCATTTTCTGTCTATATGCAGACATAGGTGTGCTTGCCGTGAGTCTAGTAAAAACTGAAAATCCAGCGGCAGCCAAACCAGTACAAGCCTCAACTGAAGAACCACCAAATTTCTTTGCTGTACGCGAAATCTGATCACGACACTCAGTAGCATAAGTTACAAACTCGCTCAACTGCTCACCAAGGACAGAATGCTGAAAAACAGTATCAAAATCAAGTCCCGCAGCTGCGAATTTATTACACAACTTTGTGCCCAAAATGGACCTTCGAAAATTATTCAACGCCAACGTTATTTGAGCTGTTCGATGCATGGCTCCGGGCTGATACGCCGCCAACACCAAACTAGCTACAAGACTGACGATGTCTTCCAATTGATCCATATGATCACCACGCTTCCTTAGAATAGCACTAAAAATCCCTTGACCGACATAAAATCTATCTGGATTATCACACAGAGCTTGTTTATAAAAACCACAAAATCGCGAATAAGACCATGACCTTGCAATTTTCACTATATTAGGCTTAAACTCCGCATCTAACCGCAATAACTCTTGCTCTAACGCTCGCCCTTTAAATTTTCCAACAAAAGGGATTCGAATAGTCTTCGTGGCGATATCAACTTCATCATTATGCCAACGAGTTCGAATGTGCCAATAAACAAATCCTCTCCGAAATGAACGAAAAACATCATAAGGCAATAACATGTCAATACCTTCCCCATTACCGATAGTCATGGCCAATTTTACGCGCTGAAACAAAGTCTCCTTACTATCTAAAAACCTATTGTTCTCATAATCAAAATCGACGAAATCGAAAGAATAAAATAGACATGATAACCATAACCAACTGCAAAATAACAGACATAATAACATAGCTGAATCGACACCCAGCAATAACAATAGAACATGATAATAGACCACTAAAAATACAACAACACCGTAATTATTAAAATTACATACCTGTAAGATACAACGGAAAATACAATCGCATACTGTACAAACTAATTTACAACATTGTCCTAGGTAATAAGCACAATAGTGTGGCAACGAATAAATACTAAGCCAACCTATTCTCCAAGACATCCTCAAGAACAACACAAGCGTCTTGAGCCCAAAATCCATTTCAAGCAATCCAGTGCCTGAAATTAGGGCAAAACACAAAACAAGTGTGCTCCATAAAAGACTCCTTATCATACAAACTTTATTCCTCCAAGTCGCAATAATCAAACATCGCAACTGTTCAAAATCAAATCTGTCACCACGGACTAAAAGTCCAAACGACCCAAAAACCCGGTCAAATATTCGGCAAAAACCGCGCGAGCCGAAGCTCGAATCAGCACCCAGTGCCCTCGTCACAACATCGACGGTAATTGTTCCACCAATTCCTCCACAGCGGGATTTAACCCGATGGTATGTTGTTCCTCCACAGTTTCCTCCAATTTTTACTCCGTCAAATTGACCAGAGTTCCAAGGCATGGCCAGCAGATATCCATTACTTATCACCAGTCCATGAGCAACCCCCGTGTTATCGGTTCGACACACCGCATCCTCTCTTTGTTGAGAGAACCGGCCCCTTGTGCTGCTATCCAACTCAGCAGCCATTCCAACTGCTAGGCTTATTAGGCCCAGCACCCCCACGAAATAGAAATTCATGGGGATCAAAAGGGGTGTTTAAGGAGAGCACCCTTCCTTTCAAAAGCGCCGCAGCAAACGTGACCCTGAACGCCATGCTAACAAACATAACGGAATCACAACAACACTACCAGTAGGTGGTCATTCGTCCAAAACGAAATCACTTTATTCTGACCTGGCGAGCCAAAACCCAAACGTAAAATCTGGGGTAGCACCATCAGCGCAAGCTTTTCCTAAAAAGCCAGCATAAAAAATAAATCGCATTTAACGTGGGTTGCATAAAAACGATCGAAAACGAATATCGCGTGTGTTTACTAATGTGTCGCGTCATCATAACTAGCCAGTCTATTGCTAGGCCACTCCTAAGAGCAGCGTAACTAACAAATCGAGTGACATCATAATTACTAGCGAGATATTGAAAACCATAACTCTAAACATTTATCGAAAGCTAATTTCAGTACAATTAAACCAATTTGACTAACCAGTGGGGCAAAAGCCCCACACACCATCATCCCTCACCAAGCATAGAAAGGTCCGGTGTAAAAATGCGTCTCAACGCAGCTTGTGGCAGTTTGAATTGAAATACCAGCAATGTGAAAAGGCAGTTTCACCAAATAATCGATATACTATCTCAATAGCGCTAAATAATAAGCGAAATAATACTCCACCGACGCGGTTGCCAAAATACTAACACAACAGCTAATCAACGTATTACATCACACTAAAGAAAATGATATAACGGCCTCCTATGTTCGTCTATCATTATACCTTCAAGCATAAAAGTATTCAAGAGAACAAAATAGGGAACGACAATCCCAGGCTTGTGGCTAAGTTTTAAATCGAGTTCCAAGATTGACAGTAAGATGATCCGCTCTGCCTGCGGGAGTTTGTTAATTCGAGTAACATCCTAACTCTAGTTTTGTTTTACAAATAACTAATACTAATTCAAAAATCTACTACTACTTAACTAAAAATAGTAGCAGAGATCAAATCAATAAAAGCTGGGCCGGCCAAAAACAGGCACGCCCAATAGTACACTTACG